ACTCCTCTTGCCACTGAGGCACATACCCATAAACCTCCTCTCTATGGGCTTGCGGCGGCCAACATTCACCACTACCAAGTGACGGCTGATAGGATTCACGCGGTACATTGGGCGGACAACCCTACCCCTGTCGTGATTGGCAATATCATGGGAGAGCAGGGAGAGGAAGTCAAGACTCTGAAACTTGGTTCGGCCACGGCAATCAATCTTCAGCTCGGTGGAGATGCGAAGTTCTTGGAAGTCGTAGGTAATGGACTCCAGCCAACCAAAGAACTGCTGGACGATATTTCTCAGTATATGGCAATATTGGGTTCCAAGATCCTCACTTCTGATCAGGCGGCGGCCGAAGCGGCGGAGACTGCGGCCATCCACAGAGCTGGAGAGCATTCTGTTCTCGCGTCGATTGCTAATGCGGTGGGTAACGGGTTAACTCAGGCACTTAATCTATTTCTCGAGTTCGCTGGAGAGTCGGGGGAAATAGTCTATCGCCTCAACACCGATTTCTACCCGTCGCCCATGAGTTCTCAGGATCTAATAGCCTTGGTAGGCGCTCTCCAGGCAAAATCCATCTCCGATGTGGAGTTCTATGAGGCCTTGGTGGCCGGTGAACTGATTCGCCCCGATAAGACCTTTGAGGAGCACAAGAAGGAGATTTCTGAAATGCCCGAGCAACCAGTAGTGACGGCCTCAGGATCAGGGAACGCTTTTGGAACGAACGTGAAACCCAACACAGTTATGGAGCCTTGACAATAATCGGTAGGCATTGTAATATTTCAGATAGCCAGAAAACCTTCTTCGGTAGAGGAAGGAAGTCCAGTAGGACAAGGGGAAAGGCATGAAATTCCAGGAGCGTCTCCGGGCACTGTTGCCTGAAGACAAGCAGAAGGACGCGGACGAGATTTTCGAGCAGATGGATAGCACGTTCAGCAGGTATGACGAAGACATTAAGGCGATGAAGGACAAGCTCCGTGCCAGAGATGGCGTGGACATGAAAGAGTATGAACGCCTTGAGTCCGACAATAAGAGTCTTACGCAGCAACTTGCCGAACTGAAGACTTCGCACAAGAAGCTCGAGGAATCTTCCAAATCCGTCGTTGAGAAACTGGCCGGAGTTACCGGACAGCTCCATGCGTCCATGAAGGAAAAGGAACTTCGTGCGGCTATGACCGAATACCGATTCGATCCTGAGACGCAGAACGAAGCCTTTAGCCTTCTCGCCAGTCAGCTCGCGCTTTCTGTCGTTGAGGATGCCGCCGGTACTCGCGTAACGGCGAAAGTCACGAAGGATGGAAAGGAAAGTGAACTGACGGTCAAGGATGCGCTGAAAGGATGGGTGGACTCGAGTCCCCTAGCCAAGCGCATCATCATTGCTGGAAAGACTTCCGGTTCAGGTTCTCAAGGGAGCCTGTCGGGGAGCGTCCAAGGAAAGAAGTGGGCTGAGATGAGTTTGAAGGAACAGTCTGAACTGTACCTGAAAGACCCTGACAAAGCCAAGCAACTTATGAAGGAGTAGTCTATGGCTGAGACTCTTATTACTAATGTTATTATCCCCGAGGTCTTTGGGCCTTACGTCATGGAGCGGTCGCTTAACCAGAACCGTTTCTACCAGTCAGGAATTATGACCTCCATCCCCCAGCTTGCTGGCTTCCTTGCCGGCGGTGGTAAGACGTTCAACGTCCCCTACTGGAAAGATCTCACTGGAACGCTTGACGTTCCTTCCGAGACGGTCGACATCACTGTGAACAACATTACGTCCGACAAGATGATCGCCATTCGCCAGATCCGTGAGAAGGCGTGGGGTTCCAACGACCTCGCTGCGGCCTTCGCTGGCTCTGATCCTTACGCCGCGATCGCCAATCGTGCCATCGGATTTTGGGCCAAGGCAATGGAAGATCTCCTGATCTACTCCATCCGCGGTGTCATTGCCGATGATGTGGCCGATGCCTCTCAGCTCGTGGTGGACATTTCCATCGAGGACGGGGATGCCGCTACTGCCGCGAACAAGATCTCCGCGACCAAGACCATCGAAGCCATCATGAAGATGGGCGATGAGTTTGGCAACATGACCGCTGTGGCCATGCATTCCGCAGTCTATGCTACCCTGCTCCAGAACGACCTCATTGACTTCGTGAAGGACTCTGAAGCCAACCTGAACATCCCCACCTACATGGGTCTTCGCGTCATCGTGTCGGACAACATGTATAAGGTTGCCGGCGGTACTTCTGGGTACAAATACCATACGTACTTCTTCCGCGCTGGTGCCGTGGGTTACGGTGAGTATGCGGGGTCAATCAAGCCCGTCGAAGTTCTGCGTGAGCCCAAACGTGGCGGCGGTGTGGACATCCTCATTATGAGGAAACAGTTCATCATTCAGCCTCTCGGCTTCTCTTGGGATAAGGCTTCGAATACGGCTGTCACCCCCGCGGACGCCGATCTTTACGCGGCAACTTCGTGGGATAGGCTCTACGATGTCAAGAACACCGGCGTCGTCTGCCTCATCACGAACGGCTAAGGAGGAACCACATGGCTCGCAAACGGTATCAACCTGAAATCGTTGCGGTCAGTGGTGCCTACACCACCAGCCGCAACCTGAATATCGCGGGGGTATGAGTATGCCCGATAAAAGGGAAGCTCAGGAAGGCATTCGGTTACCGAAAGGAGCGGTGGAACGCGAGAAATGGGCGATGCTCATTGATCGCGTCACGGCCCTCGAGAAAAAGGTAGCCGAATTAGAGAAGAAAGGCTCTCGGGCCAAGTAAATGAAAAAGGCTCCGTTCTCGCGGAGCCTTTTTCTAAGGCAGCAAATATGTTTCAGATAGAGGAATTTTGGCAGAAATCCATGGATGCGCTGACCAGCACCTTGCGCACCATTACAATGGATCATGCCTACATTCACGAAGGAAAGGCATTCCGTACCAACTGGAAGACCGCATCCTTGGCAGCTGGGGCTACTGAGACGACCGTCATTACTACGGGGCCAACCACCAAATATGTTCACCTGCGCCCAGCAGTCTTTGCTTCGACGGCCAACCTAGCTGAAGTGACTATTACCGAAGGCGCTACGGTTACTGGTGGCACCGCGCTCACCGTGGTGAACCAGAACCGAAACTCGGCCCTTACGACAACGGCGATTGTCAAACAGGGCGTTACTATCAGTGTGGCTGGAACGTTGGAGGTCGGAAAGTATAGCATCGGATCTGGTGGTATTCCTTCGGCTCCCAAAAGTGGAGGCAGTGTTGGAGCGGATAACGAAATCGTGTTGAAACCCAGCACTGCGTACACTATCGAAATCAAGAATGTCGGAAGCACAACTGCCACTGTGGTATACGCTAATTTGTTCTGGTACGAGGAATAAGGAGCAGGAAATGGCCTTCGTTGTAGACGATGGTACCGGTCTCAGCACTTCCAATGCCTACGTTTCCGTTGCGGAAGCCGACGCCTATTTCACAGAATCCACGACCTTGTGGGGCGGAACCAACTTAGCGAAGGAACGAGCCATTGTACGCGCTACGAGGGCGATCGACCTCATGGGGGTGAACAAATTCCTCGGTACGAAGCTCGTGGAGACTCAGGCTCTTGCGTGGCCTCGAGATGGGGCCTATGACCGGGACGGCATCGAACTCACCGGCCTCCCTGTGTACTTGAAACGGGCAGTATTCGAAGCGGCGTTACAGGAACTCGTCGAAGAGAACGCTACGATGCCCAACACCTCTCAGCAGGTGGTCATGGAGCGAGTAGAAGGGGCAGTACAGGTTTCTTACTCGGAAGGTAGTTATCAAGGAACGACGTTCCGTGCAATTCACGGATGGCTTGACATGATCTGCAAAGGTTCGGGGATGAGGGTGGTCAGAGTATGAACTATACCTCCATGTGTGATAACACTGTACTTCCCATGTTGACCAAGTATGGGAAGCCCATGACCATCGTCCGTGGATCGGCGGTTACCTCTGGATGGACAAGAACCTTCGATGGAGGTTTGGGCACCTTCAAGTGGACGAATGATTCTACGGGAGCGGTGGTCTACGTTGACCCTACCACTCCTTCAGTACCCATCACCTACACCACCGTCGGTATTGAGAAGCCGTTCTTGCAGAAAGAAATTGACGGAACAGTGATTCTGGAAGGAGATCGCCGTCTCATTCTCGCTGGAGATGTTCAACCGATCACGGGGGATACGATTCAGGTGGACTCGGCGACCGATGTTGTCAGGGTTCAGAATGTGACGCGCATTGCTCCTGCCCTTGTCACCCTTGCATGGTTGGTACACGTCCGTGAGTAACTTCGCAGCGTCCATCGCTTCTTGGAAAAACCACACTGTCCAAGAAATAGACCTCGGAATCAACGAGGCCATTCTTGATTTCTGTGTTCCTGTCATTGAACAGACGCCCGTGGACATGGATGCTGACGATAATATCGTTGCTCGAGATAACTGGTCACTCGAAGATAAAGGATCTGATGGCGAGATGGTGACAGGGCTTGATTCAGGCGGTACAGTGTCAAAGGCCAACGTAGCATCCAAGTTATTCTCGTTCCGGGCTTCCAAACATCCAGGAACACTGGTGTTCATGAACAATGCACAAGGAAAGAGCGCTTACAACGGCGCCGATCAGTTCTATGCGAATGTACTTGAATTTGGACTATTTCCGTGGCATAGTAGTCGTAGGACGATCAATGGTTTTAGCACCCAAGCCCCGTCGGGGATGGTTCGGCGGAATCTCATTGAGTTCCATTTCAGTTTACGCAATTACTTCGGTGGCAGTATCAAGGGCTTCTCGAGGGAGTTTTAGATGGGCACATTGGCAGATGTAGAGATAGCACTCTCCACTCAGTTCAGCGGTCTTGGCTATACTTACGTCAGTTGGCCTGCCGGCCCGACGATCGACGCCCCCGACAATTCCACTGTCTACGAGGTGGACGTAATTCATTCAAAAGGCATGGCGGCGGCGATCACGGCCGACGCTTATGATCGTTACTTTGGCTCATTTCAAGTGAAGGTTCTGTCTCCAAACCGTGGTTTGGGGGTAACGCGAGCACGAACCGAAGCACTTGCTGTCATGCAGTGTTTCAAACGTGGAACGGCATTGACCTATAATGGTGTGAGCGTGAGGCTCTTCACCCCGACGCAGAGACATATTGACCATCCCAACCCGGCATGGTACTGTATTGTTGTGGACTGCCCATGGGAGGCAGATGTTCCCGTCGTATAACGGTAGGAGGAATTTATGGCTAATGCAGCGGGAAACCGCAATAGACTTTCTTACGCGGTAGAGAGCGTGTGGGGAACCGATCCCGCGGGCAACTACAATATTCTCCGTAAACTCGGGGACGCTGGGATTACCCTGGATAGAACACAGCTTCGCACGGCGGAGTGGAATGACAGACGCGCAGTTACCGGATTCAGGCTTGGGAACAAGAATGTCGGTGTAAATGTGCCGTTCGAACTTTCCTACGCCACCTACGACGATCTGATCGCTTCGGCGTTCTTCTCCGACTGGGTTACTGCCCCTGCGGCGAACTCCAGTTTGACCGTAACGGTCATTGCGAGTTCAACGAGGACAATGGGCGCCACGGGAATTGGAACAGGAATAGCTGTTGGTGACTGGGTGAAGATCGCGGGTTTCGCTTCCCCCCTCACGGCCAACAACGGCTTCTACAAAGTCTCGGCTCGGACTGATGATTTGCTGACCTTCGCCAGCGCGACTAACCTTGTCGCTGGTACATCGGCGGGTGCTACGGTCTCTTCGCAGGGCATGGGGTACATCCTTCCTGGAACTACCCGCAAGTCACTTGCATTCTGCGAGAGCCAGCTCGACATCGCGGCGTATACCCAAGCTCTTGGAGCGATCGCCGATTCCATGTCCCTCTCTGTCCAGCCGGATGCCATTATCACCGGTTCGTTCGGATTTCTTGCCAAGACTTTCACTGGCCCCCAGGGTACGACCTTTGGCGGCACGGAAGTCGCTGCCAACTCCAACGAGGTCATGCAGTCGAACGACACCTACACGAAACTCTGGCTCGACAACGCCGCGGCCCCCACGTGCGCCGTGACGGCCTTCGACTTTGCCTTGGCAAACGGCGGAAATAGGGTCATGCCCGCGTTCTGCGATTCGCCGAACGTTATCACGGCAGACGACGCGGTGTTCACTGGCAACATGACAATGCTTCAGGAAGACTACTCGATGCTCACCAAGTACCTCGCCGAGACCACGATGGCGTTGACCTCCAGAATCTTGGATCTCAACGGTACGCAGGGCTACGCGATCGAGTTCCCGAAGATCAAACTCACCAGCCACGCCCCGCAGCGCGGTAAGTCCAATACGCCTATCACGATGGCGTGGAGCGCTCTCGAGTACAGTTCAACGTTCAATGCCTGCAAGATTTGGCGGCTCGTCTAAGCTACCCGGCCCCCGCCTAGCGGGGGCCATATTTCTTCAAGAGGAAGACTTATGAATCTCTCACGGTTCGACACTCGCACGGGTTCGGAAGAGGGTCAGTGGCTCGATATTCTGGATTGGGACTGGGAAACCAAGATCGGTTTCAGGGTCAAAGTTCTTGGCCCCGATTCTTCCGAGGCGGCGAAGATCGCTGACGAGGAAGAGAAGCAGTTCCAAGCAAAGCTCGCCGAAGCGTATGCTCGCGGGAAGAAAAAGGATCTTGTCGAGGAAGGGTTATCTGTCGATAGGGCGATCGAAAAAGCCGCTCGTCTCACCTCTGACTGGGACGGCGCCGAGTGGGATGGGAAGCCTCTTGTGTTCAACAAAGAAAACGCGATTATGCTCTATACCAAGTGTTCACACATCAGGACACAAGTGTTGAGTTACCACTCCGCAAAGGCAAATTTTACCAAGAGGGAGTCAAGCAACTCTGCGCCGTTGTCCGACAGCGTTTCACGCTCGACTACCCGCGTAAAGAAGGAACACTAAGAAAGCACCTAGAAGCCCGAGCGAGGATCAATGGAATAGCTGAAGAAAGGCTAATTCCAGAAGAACTTCCGTCGGGCTTCGGGTACTTACTTGATCACTATTTGAAGCTCCGAACGGGGGAAGCACTTACCTATATGGAGCTTCAGGCCTACTGCAACCTGAACAGAATCTCCTTGTCACCCCTCGAAATAAGTGCTATTATGGCATTGGACAAGGAAGCGAACTCCGTCATATCGGAGATCCTCGCTGACAGTACGGAGGTGGTCGATGGCGGAACTGAGTAAGCTACAAATAGAAGTTGACGCACGTTCCGCCATTGCTGGGGCCGAGGCTCTCGAACGTCTTACGAGAGCGGCCACCGCGGCCGAAGCCCATTCCAAGATAAAAGTCGGTGCCTCTGGCAGTGGGGTCAAAGAAGAGGCCCAGGCTACTGAAAAACTGGCGAAAGGAAAAGCAGATCTCATCACGGTCGAAGAACGCCGCCTCGCTGCATTGGCCAAGTTACGGATAGCTGCGGCCGAAGCGAATGGCACCGAGGTCGCTGGCATAAACAAGATAAAAACATCCATCACTCAACTCGAAGCACTCGAAGGAACTAGAAACACAAAAGCCATTTCTAGGGCCACCACTAGGGCCAATGCTGTACTCCAGGAAACCGCTATTACTGGAAGATACTACGCGCAAGTTCTTGACGGAGAAAATCGTCTTGTAATAGCGAACGTCAATACCCAATCTCGTCTCAATGAAGTAACACGTATACGGGAACAGGCAAACAAACGAAACCTCGAACAAATAATGGCTATTGAAAATGCCCAAAATGCTCTGCGTACCGTAACCGAAAAATCTTCCAGAGAAGAAATTGCCTCGGCTAACGCTACAGCCGATGCCTATATGCGGCTTGCTCGATCCTTCCCCGAAAAAGAGGGGTTTTTCTCCCTGCGAAAGATGATTTCGAGGGGCGGTATATTTGGAAATATAGTGGGTGCGGCATCTTCGTTCTATCTTGTAACGAGAGCACTCGAAACTTTTAAGAATGTAGTAGTAAGCATAGTGAGTCCTGTATTCGAGGCAGGAATGGCCATAGATGCCATGGAACGTTCGTATAGTGCACTGACCTCCTCTGTCGGAAAGGGAGAGTATCTTACACAGTGGCTCAGGAATACTGCAAGAGATTCCGTTGTTGCCCTCGACGCCTATTCTGCCGCGACAAAACAATTACTTGGTTTTGGTTTTGCGGTCGATGAGGTGCAGAGCATACTTCCTCGGTTGGCGGATGCAGCGCAAGGAAACTCCGAGAACTTTGCCCATTTAGCTCTTGTCTA